CAAACGATAAGAGAAGTTTTTAGTTAGATCTTTGGTTAGTTCAGTGAACGGGCCTTTATTGAATTTAAGTTTGCCTTCTGGGCCACCAGTTTTCAAACTTCCTGCTAACTTCTGTAACCTATCTAATAGGGTTGGTAGATTATCTACAAGGTCTCTTGCAGACAATTTTGAAACCTTATAATAGAACTCAGAAGCGCTTTGAAGTTGTGAACTCTTTACGGCATCTTTCAAGTTCTTTACATGGTCCGGATACCCTGAGATGGTAGCAATATTGTTTGGGTCGGCTCCATTCCATGTCCAATCACCTTTAATCGATCCATCGGGATTTACTGCATCAGCCTGTGTTGTTAGTTGCTCTATATCACTTACAAAGGCATTGAAATCTGATAGAACACTCCCAACAGTCTGGTCTGGGGACTTAATCGTTGTCAATGCAATGCGTGCTTGTTCTTCGCGGGCTTTTGCCTGTTTCCATGCTGCTGTTAGTTGATCTTTAGGGACACCAAACTTTTGCTCTCGATTTGAGTCAACACCTTCTAGGGGATTCCAAGTTTCTGTAAGAAATATCCGAAGATTGTCTTCTGCAATCTTTCTTGCTTTGATGGCTTGAGCATATGTTTGAAGGCGCAGTTGCCAATCAGGTAATAATGACAGTTTTGGTTCTTTGAGAACTTGGGCTTGTAATTTCAAAAGAACTTCGTTTCGTTTCTCTCCAATTTCTTTGAGTGTTTGTTTGAGTTCTTCTCTTTTCTTTAAGAGGGAATCATACTCTGCTTGGTAGGCCTTCTTATCCCGTTCGGCATAGAATACTTCATCGTCTGCTTTAGCCTTATCTCCAAATGCTTTGGCGTATTTCTCTCTATAATCATCTAATGTTTTTGCATCTTCTTGTTTTCCAGAAGCAGCGGAAGCCAATTCATCTTTTGCTGCTTGTTTCTCAGCATCTGACTTATCTTTATTGCCTATGATGTCATTGAGTTGTTTTCTACGTTCTTTGGATAGTTCTTTGGGTTCCATCTTCTTTTTATAGAAGTTAATGTCGATTTCGGCCTTTTTTGAATCTGATAGAGATTTGGCGTAGGAACCTAAATTGTCGATGTATTCTTTTTTCTTTCTGACTAATTTTTGTTCGACTTCAAATATTTCAAGAGTTGTTTGCTGATATTGTCTTTCGGTTAGAATGAGTTGTTGTTCTAATTCTTTGGGATTATATGGAACACCTAATACGGATGTTAAGGCAGATACTACACCTGCAGGAGGAGCATTAGTTGGAGATGTCGCGGAAATTACACCCCAAGGAGGACGACCAAGACCACCTCCTGTGATTACCTTTTCTGGTTCTTCAGCAGGAGGTTCGGATGGAGGAGTCTCGGGAATAGGTTCGGATGGAGGTGTGGGGGTCTCGGGAATAGGTTCAGGCGGAGGCATAGGAGTTGTGTTTGGTCCAGATGATGATACGGCTGAATAGGCTGCTGCTGCCCCCAATGCTGCTACGGTAGCAGCAAGCATGTTAACTTCTTATATAGAACAAGAGATGTTTCATTTAGTTGAAGATACTTATTCGCGAGTGGAAGGAAATTTGATTAAGTCAGGTCAGATACGAGATTCGTGGTATTCGATGGTATTCAATATTGTTGTGTTGGTTGTTGTATTGGGTTTCTTTGTATTGTTTTTGTATTCAAATCACGGGGTTGCGAAGGAAAAAGAAAATATAGAATTTAAACCGCAACCTTGGTTAAATGCAGTCCGTAATGTCCCAGGAACAGACTATGGCCAAATTCCTCAAACTGAAATTAGAGGTGGTATATCGGGGATTGTCAATCGAGGAAGCGAGGCAACGTTTTGATGAAATCAAGCAAGAACCAACTCCTGTAGTAAAACAAACACGTAAACTAAAGAAATGAGGACAGCGGCTGCCTACATTTCTAAGATAAAGCGTGAGGTCTTAGGAAAGACGTATAAAGTTCAAGATGCAAATCATCGTGTATTTACTACAACACTTTATAGAGGAGCAGTCGGCTGTGGCCCTGTTGATTATACCCAATTAATTTACGTCGAGCCTTGCTTGTGCGATTATATTGGCCCTGCTAAGAAATACAATCCTCCTCCGCCAAAGCCATGCCGAGTTGATATCGATGGAGGAACATCATCGGCATCTGGTCAACCGATAATAGATGGCGGAAATACAGAATCTGCAGGTGTTCATATTATTGATGGTGGAAACTCGGGAGGATGTTCTAGAATCTTTGATGGCGGTAATTCATCTGATTCTGGATTTTATATCATTGATGGCGGTAATTCATCTGATTCTGGATTTTATATCATTGATGGAGGTAACACAGAAGAAATATGTACACAGATTATTGAAAGCGGACCATTTCAACGGCTAAACATAGGAGATGAAGTAAATCAGTGTGTATAATATAATGGACGTCTTACATTGTGGTCTTGCTGGAGTATTGACTGGATTCTTTGTTGTTTCTATATTCAAACCTCCAAAGCGTCTTGTGCCAACTGTCCCGACACCAAATGATTCGGGTTCGTTCGTGACAAAAGCAGGATGTGTAAGAATTAAATCAGAAGCCGTTGCTTGTTCGCCATCATCTGTTTCTCTGAATGTATTAATAGGAAAATGATAGACAAACTTCTACAGAAGAAGGAAACTTTAGGATTCTTTTCGTTCATTATTGGATTTGGGTTAGTTGTTATGCTTCTTCATCGCCCTATTTATAGTGAACGTGTTCTTGCAATAACACCCAGCGAGCTCGATGACAAAGAAATCAAGGCCGATGGGAAATGTTACAAATATCGCGTGGAGGATGCTTCGTGTGATTTCCCCTCTTCTAAATAAACATGGAAGGTGCTACAGATTTGTCTGAACTTCTAAGCGGTCAGCCCGTTCAATCTCCTGCTTATCAGCCCATGGTTACTGGCGGAGGTGACCCATTTTCTACGCCTTTAAACACCACGCCCCCAAAACAGTCAGCGCCCGACTATTCGTATCAGTTCTCGATGCTTCGTAATTCTATTCGTGGTATCCTAAGTTATTTAGCCTTCTTTCTATCTGCTTCTGTGATGTCGTTGGCATTTTCTCGTGAACTCGCTTTGCGCTATATCCCCCACGCCTACAAAGACGGAGGCATAGTATCTTATACTGGAGCAGCAGCATTGGGTGGAGTGTCCGTCGTCTTAGCGTATGTAATTAACACAGTATTCCGCTCATTAATATAATGGACTTAGAAACACGTCGTTCTCTGCGTTATAGTTCCCAAGGATACAGAAAAGACCCTCCAGCCCTGTTTCACCCAAATATCTTGGTCGGGGCTGGTGAAATGTTAACTCCTGCATTTGTTAAAAAATACGAGATAACACATGTAATAAATTGTGCAGAAGAATCAGATTCTCCCACTTGGTGGAGAACCTCTAATCCTGATAAATACTATCATATACAAACCGAAGATTCATTATATGTTAACATCTTGAAATGGTATCCAGAATTCAAAGCAATACTAAAGTTATACCTACAAGATCCTTCTTCAATGTCTATATTTGTTCATTGCCAGTGTGGGATTAATCGAAGTGCTTTCTTGAGTTTGATGTATGTTTGTGACGTATTTAAGTTTCCTTTGAAGTCAACAGAGACTGCAGTAATCAAGCAACGACCTTGTATGATGACAAATGCGGCATTTCGTAAACAAGTTTTCGAAGCATTAAATAATGGCCAATCTTGACCAAAATACTATTTGGAATCAAGTTAGCAATGCTCCAGCCAAAGCATCAGAGGCTGTAATGGGACCATCATATAGTTACACCGATAACATCAAGGGTCCTGCTCAGATGGGTGTTGGTAATAGAGGAACAATGGGACAACTTGCTACAAATACAGGAGCAATTTCAGATTACGTGAAATATATGGTTTCGGGTCCTGCTTTAGGTAACCAGTACTTTGTAAACACTGGTGGATCATGTATGGCTCCAGACAAGTCAATTCAAGCAAGATATAATTACATTAACAATATTGCTAGTGGAGATGCTATCTTACCTGCATCTATGAGACAAGGGTTGGGCGGAATAGCCTCAAATTTTAATGGTCTGATTCCAGGTATTATAGAAGATACTGAACAACTAAATCCTTTGTATCTTTTTAGTTCGTTGGCTGCAGATTCAACACCTTCGTGTGAATGCTATACGTGTCCTACAAGTGGCGGTGACCAATCGAGGTTTCTTAATACAGATTTGACTCCTGACTTTTCTACATCTAAATGTGTCAAAGCAGATCCTTCAAAATGTATACAAACTACAGAAGGATTTGATGATGGTACTGGTTATGCAGTTGGTTCTATTGCTGTTGGTGCTTTGGCAATTGGACTAATGTTTTACATTTCCAGTAAATAGAATTTAATAGCAAATAATTAGACAATACTAAAAATGACCGAAAGTATGTTTAGAATAAAGAAGAGTCGGGATACAAAACAGGAAGTTTTGTTGGGTGGAACATTAGACTCTGTTCACCAAAATATCGTTTCTTCTTTGCGCGAATCACATGCTAATCAAAAATCTTTGGTTGATCAAATCAGTGAACTAGAAACTGAAATTAATGAACTCGAATCTGGAAATGATGTGTTTGCTCTGGCACAAAAGCATGATAGGTTAAGAACTTTGCAGTCTGAACTAAAAGAACAGAATCAATTAGATTCTTATTTCATAAAAAATGCTGACTTAATGATACAATATTATGGTCACTCTGAATCAAGTTCAGCAGTAACCGCAAAACCTGTAGATAATAATACATTTATGAAATATTTGGCTCCAGTTGTTGCTAATGATTCCGGACCTTCTCGTAAACAAATGTTTGATGAATATGTCTCACGAATGAAGTTAGGTGCTGTTGCTGAGACGAACGTTGATACGGAACATTGTAATAGATGTAATGTTGCTCGTGATGAAATAGCATCTGAAGGTATACTTGCATGTCCTATGTGTGGCTCCGAAGAATATATGATGGTTGTAAGCGATTTCCCAAGTTTTAGAGATCCACCCAAAGAACGCAATAACTATGCTTATAAAAAGATTAATCATCTGAATGAAATCTTAAACCAATTTCAAGCAAAGGAAAGTACCATTATTCCAGATGAAGTAATGAATGAAGTCGTATGCGAAATCAAAAAACGACGCATACAAAATATTGCCGAACTATGCGAAAAGGATATTAGGGAGATTCTCAAGAAGTTGAATAGAAGCAAATACTATGAACATGCTGCTCATATAGTTTCTCGACTAAACGGCAATCCTCCACCAACCATTACACCTGAGATTGAAGAGAAGATTAGAGCAATGTTCCAAGATATCCAAGCACCATTTTTGCTTTATTGCCCAAATGATAGGACAAATTTTCTGTCATATTCATATATTCTTTACAAGTTTTTCGAGTTGTTGGAATTGGATGAATACAAGGTGTATTTCCCTTTACTCAAATCCAGAGACAGACTAATTGCACACGACCAAATCTGGAAAAAGATTTGTGATTATCTGAAATGGGAATTTATTAGGTCTGCATAAAAAATCCCTTAAAGGGGATTAGTCGTCTTAATTCTGGTTGTCCTCCTCCGTTGACGGGTCATTAAAGTCTGGGACAGCACCTTCGTCGTCGCGGTTCATCTCCTCCTGATTATCGAAAACCTGGAGATTAGATGGCTGAGTAGCATAGAAGTTGTTTCCAATACGCCCATAAGGAACAGAGTATCGAGTGCCTTCCATGCAGGAAAGCAATACATATATCACTCGTTTTTCATCGCCGCAATGGTGCTTGTTGGCGATTTTAACCATCACACCTAGTGGACCGTAAATCTCATCGCCGACGGATATTTCGTCGTATAGAAGAGGCGTGGCCATGTTAGACGTTGTGAAAAGAGATATCTGATTAAAAACATTTCGTTTTTAAATTTCTGCATAAGTAATGCGAATTCTTGCACAGCAATCAATAAGCTTAATGTATACGTACATGACTACTGCAGCCATACAACCAATACCAACCCCAACCAAATAGTAGGCTGGTTCCATGTTAAAAACTAAAAACGATGCTTTCTTAAAGTCCGTTTTCAAAAAATGGATTTGGGGTTAGTAAGTAATATTCTGTTAAAAATGGACGCTCCTGGTCTTTTCAACACTATCAAGCGCGCAAACAAAACTATATTCGTAAAAGGCTTTAAGTTATATATGAATGAGTTTGGAACAAGTTTGCAATGCAATCGATTTGCTTTGGGAAATCTAGTTGAAAAACTTATAATTGATGCTATTCGTTCGGAAGGACTAAAAGTTACAGCCCTTCCGAATGAGGCAAGATATGATTGCGATATTGAGACTTTTGGGAAACTTTCTATTAAGTATTCTTCTCGCGGAGATATTACTCTTCACAATAGTCGATCATCCGTAAACAAAGATACGACAATGGTTGATACGCTTGTAATTACACCAAAGAAATGGTATCTTCTCATCATGTCTTCTATTGAGGGTCATGGTGTTGAGATTGCTCCATACTTGAAAAATAATGGGGATAGCCTTTCTCTAAAGGCTAGCATCTTCACTGAACTAGAACGTATCGGTTATGATTATATCCTCGACTTTGATGTTGGTCTCGATAAAAAAGACTGTCAAAACAAGGAAGTAAACGATATTATTGCTGATTACATATTCTCAAAGATTCATGCCAAAGAATAGATGCTTTGCCATCATTTTTACTATTTCAACATTGACACTATTTCCGAATTGTTTATAGCAAACGGCTGTGCTTTCATGCAGTTTATGCGAGTCAGGGAAACTTTGAAGGCGAGCAACTTCACGTGGAGTTAACTTTCTTTTTCTGGAGCCTACAACAACAATTTGGGCCATAGCCACTAGGGCTGGAGAATAGTTAGGTCGTTTAACTCGAATTCCAGATGGCCGAAACTGAAACAGCAAATTCCAAAGAGAATCTCCCTCTTTGAAACTCCCACATTGCCATTCCAATTTTCTTTTAGACCCTATAAATCCCCTTAATTCGCGTCCACGGTTCAACCAAGGTGTAAGGAACTCTTTATGTGCTTCATAGAATTCTTTATTTTTGTCAATAAAGGCCTGTTTCCACTTTGGAAGACCAAGTTCATCTGGTGCATCCCATGAATCTGTCCAGATAGGAAACGTTGGGAGTTTTGTAAATTTGAAGTGTTTGATGAATGCTTCCCAATGGTCTAGTGTCTCAATATCGGTTTTTGATAGTTTGTCACCTTCTTCCTCAGTCAGTATTGTTTCAATTGAACAAGCCTTACTAGGAATTTTAGGAAAGGGATGGATTGTCTTTACAAGGTCAGAACGAATCCCTAGAATATAAACACGCTCTCTGTGTTGAGGAATACCAACCTGATGGGGGCTGGCTACGATGGGTTGTTCATATGTATGATAACCAGAACTAATAAGATTAGAGTATATAACCTTCCACGTCTTTCCAGAGTCATGTGCTTTCAAATTTTTGACATTTTCTAAAATAAAGAATCTCGGGGTTTTATGCTTTAAAATGCGTATGATGTCCATGAATAGTGTCCCTCGAATGTCATTGAAGCCTTCTTGGTTACCGGCATGAGAGAATGCTTGACAAGGGAATCCTCCGCATAAAACATCGAAGTCTGGGAT